CCGCGCGATCTGGATTGGCGACGTAGGGCCGACGGTCAACCGCGAAACCATTATGTCCCCGATTGCGGACGTCGTACGTACGACGTACCCCGGCCTAATAACTAAATGGGCGCAAGAGCGGCAGGTTGACGGCTCCGTACTCGTGACGGCGTGGCAGCCGCCGCGCGCCTCCGCAACCGCGCTAATCGAGTATGGCGGTCGCATTGCCGCGCTCACGAACCCGGACGGGTCCGACACCGTCGGGCTGCCGCCGGAGGGCATCCACGACGCGACGTTGCTGTTCGGTCGCCGCATTTGTTCGGCGTACGGCCGCAGCTTTGAAGCCATCGGACCCGTGGCGCAAGATGCCGCTATCGTGGACGCCAAATGGAAAAACTGGGCGCGCGGCCAGCAATGGCTTCGCTTTGTGAGGGCCTGACATGGCTTTCTTTTTCGCCGCCTTGATCGAACTGGCAACCGTCATCCTAGCGGGCTTCGTATTCCTGGGCGCCGGCATGCGGACCACGGGCGCGACCGATGCCGACCGCTGGCAGCTTTGCAAGATTTTGACCGGCGGCACCGTGGCGGCAAGCCTCGTGTTCGCGTCACATTTCATCGGGTGATGCATGGAAAAAGGGACGTCGCCAGAAGTCCGTACCATGCTTAGGGAGTTCTGCAAAATTCAGCGGGAGAAGTACGGACCGGACTGGAAACGCATTCTTGCAAAAGAAATGACAGAGAAAACGGCACCGTACGTTGACGCAATCTTAAAATTGAGCAAGCGAAATGCCGCCATTTGATATCCTGGGTTCCTTTCAGGACCCGCTAAACCTAGACCAAGGCGCCGGCAAGCTCGTGAATGTCCGCGTCGTACCGCGGCAAGTCCAAGAGGGCCAGCCGGCGCGCGTGCGGTTCGTCGGGGCTCCGGGCCTCATCCAAGTCAGCAAGCCATCGGCGGCGCCGTGCATCGCCATAGGCCACGCCCTGGGCTCGATATGGACCGGCCACGCCGACGGCAGCATTTATCACAGCGTCGACACGGGGGCGCCGGTCCTGTCCGGCTTCGTCGCCGTCAACCCGCAACAGCCGGTCATCCGGTTCGCGGAAGATCGTACGGCGCTCGCGATTGCCAGTAACGCAAATGTGAACAACGCCGTCGAATTTGGCACCGGCTACACCGCGACGCAGTCAAGCGGCGTCGTCAACGCCGGCTTTGACGCCTCGATCAACTTTGACCCCAGCGCCGTTGCCGAACTCGACAACATGACGCTTTGGTCGGGAGCCTCCAACTTCTACGCCAACCAATCCGACCGCGTGTACCGCTCCCAGGCATTGAACCCCAGCAACGTCAACCCGCTTTGGTTCGGAACGGCGGAAGCGCGTGCCGACCGCATCATTGACCTAGCTGTATCCCAGCGCGTGTTGTGGCCGCTCGGGGCGCGCTCGCTGGAACAGTGGTACAACAGCGGCGCAAATGTCGACATGCCGTTCACGCCCTTTCCGAACTCGTTGGTTTCGGTCGGCATCGCGGCCCGGCTGTCGCTGGCTGTTATCCGTGACGTGATCGCCTTCGTTGCGACAGATCGTCGCATCTGGCGTTGCGTCGGGCAGTCCGGGCAGCCGATTTCGCCGGCCTGGGTGGACTTGCACCTGCAGCAACTCACGGCCACCCAGCTTTCCCAATTGACAGCGTACGCTTACGGCCAAGGCGGTAGCGATTTCTACGTACTGACGCTTCCGGGGAGTTGGACGCTTGAACTAGCCGCGAGCACTGGCGTTTGGTCATACCGTCAGACGAGCGGCCGAAACGACCACGCGGGGCGCTGCGCATTGGAACATGACGGCGGTATTACTTATGTGGGGCTCGATACCGGCGAAGTCTGCACCGTCAACTTGAACAGCGCCGCGGAGCCTGCCGGCACTATGGCCCGCGAGATACGGTCCCCTTGGATAGGTTCCGAAGATGCTCGGCAGACATTCGACGCAATCGACGTCACGTCATCAATGGGGCCGGCCGCCGGCACGTTCCAGCTTGATTGGTCCGACGACGGCGCCCAGGCGTGGCGCGGCTTGCGTACGATCACGATGCCGAACACTGGCGAACAGCGCGCGATTGGCCGCAACTTCGGCAGCGGTCGACGCCGTCAATTCCGGCTGCGTTACGGCGGTGCCCAGGCGCCGTTCACAATCGACGCCTTGTTCGCCAAAGTCACGCCGGGGACTTGATGAAGTCCAACGCCGCGCGAGACTTGGCGCCGGGCCATTCAGCCAGCGCCTTGCGGATGGCTTTTGTTATCGGACTGGCTTGCTCGTATACGGCCATGATGGGGTGCTCAAACTGCGCAAGGTGGCTAACGAGGCGGGTACGGCTTTGGCTGTCAAAAGTCTGCGTTTTGTGTTCGCCGCTCACCGCTTGGTACTGAATGGTAAACATGGTCAACCCTCCGGTTAGTGATTTGCACAACTTACCGTACATGTGTGGATAAATCAATAATGGCCCTGAAAATCCCGCCGCCCCCGCCTTTCGCTTCCGGCAATGCAGAAGACTTCGTACGGATGCTTCCGGCGTTCAACCGCTGGCTACTAGAACTTACATCCATCTTGGCGAATGACGGCGGCATTGACCCCGACACAATCGACGGCTATCCGGCTCTTGTGTTGCAAGTCGGGGAGAACACCGCCGCGATTGCAGCTAACGACAACGATATTAGCTCGCTGCAAGCCGGTCTCAACAGCGCAAACGCGGCTATCTCCGGTCTGGATACCCGCGTCACCGCCGCTGAAGGCAACATAACGACGTTGCAGGCTCGAAATCAGGTATTTTTCGGCAATGGCGTAGCACCGGGGGCCGGTCTCGGGGTTGTAGGGGATTGGTACGCCAATGTTGGCGGCGCAGCCGGAGCACGGATATACATCAAGACGGCTGTTGCGACTTGGACGCCGTTTCCGTTCTAGCCGAACAGCACAACCGCTTGGAATTCTTCAAGCGTACGTACGAGGTGGTACGCGTGGCCAGTGGCTTCCCACTGCGCTTGGAAAATCTCTTGCTCGCGTCGCTGCTCGCCGTTGGCGTCTTTTAGCTCGATAGCGACGGAGCGCCGCGACGTGAACAGCAAGTAATCGGCCACGCCCGTACGGACGCCCATGCGCTTGAAGTGCAAAATGGCGCCGATGCCGCCCTTGCGCTCGTTGGGCACATGGAAAATCAGCAGCCGCGACCAAAGGCCCGATTTTTCAAGCCATTGCTGGCAATGCTTGTGTAGGCAGGTTTCGCCGAAGTCCTGGGGCTTGCCGGCTTTCGGCTCCCGTACAGGCTTGGCAGGTTTCTTCGCCGCTTTCCTAGCGGGCTTTTTTCGGGAGGATGCCAAGCTGTTCTAGCCTCTGTTCCTGTTTCGGCAGCCACTCCTGCAGCGCGATTTCGATAGCGACGGAGCGGTTTTTGACGTCGTCGTTATCAATGTTGCGAGCGACAAAGTCGACGCGGGCCACGAGCGCGGCCGGCAGTCGGGCGGAAACCATCGTTTTGCGTTCTGTTGCCATGGTGTTATACTTAGCCCAAATTGTCATACACCGCAAGGGCTTAATACATGGCAAGCGATTTCGGTTCCGGTCTGGGCGGTCTAATCGGCGGCGCGATGGCGCATGACACGCTTGGCGAAGGCATGATGACGGTTCGCGGGCTCGGTGACCAAGCCGGCGCGGTGATGGCGCCTTTTGTCGGCTTCGGCCAGTCGTTCATGCAGCCGGCTTCGGAAATGGGCAGCAAGCTTTCGAGCACTGCCGGCAAAGTTCCGCAGTTCCAAGACTTTATGAAAGACTTCAAAATGTCCGAAGGCGGTAAATACGCCCTGGGGCAGACCCTGGAGGCCGCGGACACGAGCGCGGCGGCACGCGGCGGCTTGCTCTCCGGCGCCAATCTCCGGGCTCGGGAGACGGCCGCAAACGGCATCGTATCGCAAGACGTCGCCCAGCAGTACGGTTTGTCGCTCCAGGGCAACGCCCAGCAGTTCGGCCAGCTTTCCAGCGCCTTTGGCAGCCTGCTTTCCGGTGTCAACCTGGGCTCCGGCGCGGCAGGGACGGCCGTCGGTGCGTTGAATTCGCAGATGCAGACGCAGGCCCAGCTTGCCCAGGCCCAGGCCAAGGCGGACCAAAGCAAGGGCTCCGGCATCGGCTCGATGTTCTCCGGCATCGGCAGCATGGCCGCGAAGTTCTAAAGCTTCCGGCCAGGGCGGCAGAAGGTCAGGACAATCCACCAACTGAGTGGCGGAGCGGCAAGACATAAGAAGGGGATTGCGATCATCTTCAAAGCCCCAATACGAGAATGACGCCAATGGCGACCAGCGCCGCTATCCATTGCCACGGCAGCACAAACGCCAGGATGATCGCGATTGCGAGACAGGTGCCGAATGGGCTCATGTCGCGAGAGCCGCTATCGTAGTAGCCGGATACGCGGTTTCTGCGCCTCATTTGCTCTCACCAGTTGGAGATGGGTCTGGGATATCAAGACCAGCAGCCACACGCTTCAGTGCCGCGTATTCAAATCGCACCTTGTGGAGGCTTTTCTCCAGGAAAACGATGCCGTATTCATTCTGAAGCTGGGTCATGCGGCGCATAGCATCCTTCTGCGCATCAGTTCTGATTGCTTCGTTCATTTGCCACCCCGATCTGTCGATGTGTCCGAAAGTGCGCGAATGTTGTGCGCGATCTTCCGGGCGGTTCGGTAAACAAAGGCCGCCTCTGATCCGTCGAGATTTGTCGTGTGGTTCTCGGCTACCCGAGCGCATTCCTCGATCGCCTGCTCTCGCGAACATTGGGCAAGTCCGCGCAATGCGGACACAATGAGTGCGGCCTGCTCATCGCTCAGTGGCATCGCCCAGATTGGACCCGGACGTTCGTACTGCTCCATCAGGGATACAACCGATGCCTTCTCGATCCGATCAGCGAGCGCACTTGCGGATACAGGAGAAGTTCGCGACATTAGTTACCTCCGTACGATTGCGTACAGCCGGCAATCTTGCGGCTCCGGTCCCAGGTTTGGGAACACGGCGTATCGTCTCATGACGCCTTCGCAGACAGCGCCGGAGCGCTCGGTTACCCGGCGCCCCGGAACGTTGTCAACGTGGCAATAGCTCCAGACGCGCCAGATACCCGGCTGTTGCAGTAGAATGTCGACAAATGGCTTGCAAACCCGACGGCCGGCGCCGCGTACGCGCTTGTCGGTACGGTTTAGCTTGATGCCGATAGCGGCACTATGGCCCTGCACCTCGAAAGCGATCACGCCCAGGAGTTCGCCCGGTGACGCTTGGTCGACAATGGCAACGAAGTTTGACGGCGACGTACGGTAAATTTCGATCAATCGCGCGGCATCATGCACGGTTTGATGCACTTGCAGCCCCATGTAGCGAACCGCTTCAATGTCCCCCGTGATCTTGAACAGCCACGGGGCATCGAATGGTGTAATCTCGCGTATGGTTAGGTTGGCGTTCATCGATAATGCCTGTTCGATTTCCGACGAAACCGGGTTACGTCAACTGACGCGGCGGCGCGTATTTCAGCATCGGAACAGGCACGGCCTCGCGACTGGATGGCACGCGCTTCAAAACCGTTCTGCCATTCGCGGGCGTCTTCCGATAACTTGGGGGCGCCCAGCTTAGTACGTTCACCGTTCCAGTACGGGTTGCTGTCTACAGTTTTACCGTCCGCGTGATCATCAAATCCGACTTCGAAGGGCGTACGGCCTGCGTTCCCGGTTTCCATTCTTTGCTCTCCAGCAGTTAAGATGATTTGTCATACACCGCCGTACGCGGTTCGTCAACGACAAAATCAAACCCGCGATGGCACGTGCTGTGCGTCTTCGGCGGGTGGTTTTTCAGGTTATTGGAGCGGAACCATTTTGCTTTGCCGCATTCGCAGACGGCCAGCCACATGACAGCGCCGTGGTGCGTCGCTCCGCCGCGCTTGATGACGGTTACTAGCCCCCATTTCTGCCCGGTCAAGTCCTGAAAATTATGCATCTTCGTATTCAGCCTTCGCAGTTTCCAGGGGTAGTTCCGGCGTGTCCGCGACTACCTTTCCGCGCCGGCAAAACCTATGCGTCTTCGGCGGAGCGCCGCGCAAGTTCTCCGCCTT